AAAACGCAACATCAAATGTCATTCCGTCATCAGTTTCAATTCTTCTTCTAATAACACCAATTAATGGTTCTGTCTTATCAACAGATTTTTTTATTTCTTTTATATCTTTATCTGATACAATTTCTTTGGGCCAATACCCTAAATGATTTTCATTTGTAATAGCAGGTAATCTAAACACAACTACAGTTCCCACTTTTAAAGCATCCATACCTTTTTTAACAATTTTATTTTTTAGCATTATTTTTCCTTATCTTTTATTTTTAATTTTTCTATACATTCTTCAAGCTCTACTTCTAATACAGATTTTATATCCACTGGTATGTCTGGCAATGTCATTGAGTATATCTCAACCCAGAAAGGCAAATCCTGACATGGATAACAAAGTTTTTCAATGGCTACATAAAAACTGAAGAAAGCTTTATAGCCATCATCTAACTGTTTCGGCAACCAAGCAAATTTAGTTCTTGCTTTATATTTAGTCCCTTTGAAATCTTTTATCACATACATGATGCAACCATTATTCTAGTAAAATATCCAATGATAGCACCACTTATTATTCCAGACAGAAAAGGAACTAATAATTTTAATACTGTTCCTTTTACATAATTAGAAGCAATTGATGTAACATATCCCATTGCATATACTATTACAAAGACCATAATTATTTTCATTCTCATGTCTTCCATGTTATTTGCCTTTAAACTGCTTAACTACATTCTCATATTCTGGGTCTGTGCTTTTCACAAACACCCCATCAGGAGTTAAAAAACCTACTCTGTCTTTAATTTCATTATAAGCCGCTTCAATACATTCAACTAACTTATTATCACTATCTTCTGCAAGAGCATTTAAAACACTTAACATTTTATTTAATGTAGTAAAAGAAGTTTCATATCTTCCTTTTGCAATTAAATCATTAAGTTCTCCTAATTCAACCTGAATTTTAAGTAATATTACAAAATCAATATCATCGCGTAGTTCTTCAAGCGTTTTATCATACCCAACCATTCTCAAATCTAACTCATCACTATTTAGTTCTCTTTTTAGGATATCTGCTACCATAACCATTACAACAAAAGTATCTCCAATTGCATCAATAAATTTAGAACCATCACCTTCTAATATAGCTTCAGATATTTCACTTGCTTCACTGTTAAGTTTTAACATTTGTCCTTCTACTTTACCATTAATAGTAATACCATTTTTTCTACCCCATTCAGAGATATTGTTTCTTAATTCTTCTAATTGTTTTACTGTATTCATCTTTTCTCCTTTTTTATTAAAAGCATTATTTATTGCACCAATTTCTAAAACTTCCATCATTTTCCTTTTTTGTAGATTTTTTCGAACTCATTACCCAATCTATACAATTCGTCGATAGTTTCTTTTAATTCATTTTTAATTTCTTCTATCTCTCTTTCATTTTTCTTTACTTGTGTTTCACGATATTCCAAAGTAGCAATCCTTCTATCCAACATTCCTATTTCAACTTCTATTTGTTTTATTTTATCACAGCACATTTTAAATCCTTTAAGTTATAAAGAAAGAAATTATTCTTTCTCTATAACCCATTTATAACGCATTATGTCATCTTGTGTAAACACATAAGGTTTAACAAAGATTTTTTGTGTTATAGGACAAATATCAACAACATCGATATGGGCTTCATAATTCACTTCCGTACCTTCTTCAAATACACCTAATAAAGGCGGTCTGTTTACCTTAAATTTACTTCCTGGCACATAAATTAAAAAACTATCTTTCCAGAGCTTATGTCTCACTCTGTAACCTAATTTCAATAATTCTTTTGCTTCACCAATATTAAACTCACCATCTAATGATTTGTATGGCTTCATCGCTCTGTTGCTAACAAACCAACAATCTGGATTTTCTGCAATAGGTTCTTCATTATTATGTATCTCGTCTATATTATTTATATCCCCCATAATTACACCAACAACATCTCCTGATAACGCTTCCACAATAGCAGGCTTGTCTGCTTTTGCTACACCAATAAAGTCATATTTCTTTAGCAGATTATCTAAATCCAATCTTGTTACTTCTAACCCTGTGTGTATTCTTCCATCTCTTAAATATTGTTTTAACTCCACATTGAATCCTTTATAATTCTTCTTGATATAACTATTTTTTTACCATTCTCATCCGTTTCCAACTCTCTATCGATTTTAGCTCCAGGAACAAAAGTTACAGCTTCAGCTACATTATCACCTTGTTGAGTAGTAACTTGAATAACCACTCCTATTCTTGGAATTTCCATAGCTTTTGTTGATTTCATCCAACCTTCACTTTCACTAGATGCTTTGCTTATTAATTCAAACAAATCACCATTACCCCAAATCTTAATATCTTTTACATTTTTCTTTACAGCATTAGCACAAGTATTTCCATATGTTTTTGATTCTTTCTCTATCTCCACATAACCTTTCTCAAAAGCCTCTTTTGGACTCCAACTTTTGTAACCATCTTCATATTCAACATAATACCCTTCTTGTTCGTCTTTCCCCACATCATAATCTCTAACATATCCCCAATGACCTGCTTCGTGATATTTCATTGGTTTTGCTTTAACTACTTTAATAGATTTGTATTCTTTTAATTCATCCATATTAATCCTTTTTATAACATATCTTCTAATTTTATTTTATTAATAAACATTACACCTTCATTGAATTTAACCGCAGGTAATTCATTATATCTAGGTAAACTAAAATTTTTTTTAAATAAACTCCAAACTCTTCTGTGTAATTTTGTAGCAAGTTCTTTATTGTCTCCTGCTAGTGCAAATACTTTTTGATTTTTTAAGTCAATAAGTTTTTTTTCTTGCCATCCTTCAAGTCTTTTTGTGTCTTCAAGAACTTTAACTTTTGTTTCCACTTCCACTAACTTCTTCTCATGGTCTTTTTGCACTTGAAAAACAAGTTCTAATATTTCCATTGGATTTGAAGGTAGTTTTTGTTGTTGTTTTTGTTTTAATGTTTTTTCCATATTATTAAATGCTTTAATATATTCCAACTTCCACTTCTTTGCTTTTTCACCTGTAAATCCCATTACATAATATGAGAAAGCATCTCTATCAAGTAAATACATTTTGTTTTTTTTACCTGATCTATCTGTGTATTCACTGGGCACAATTTTATGCTCAGTTAAAAATTCGTTACAAGCAACATCATCTTCTATAGCTCTAATAACTACTTTATGTTTTTTACCAAACACATCAGCGATAGTTATGCTGTCTGTAAACACAACATCATTACCATTGTCTGTAGCTATTTCAAACCTAATGTTTTTCCCATTCAAACTAACAACTTCTTGCTTCATAAGGTTTCCTTTAAATGTATTAAGTGCAGAATGTGTGGAAGAGACCTACCAACATTAAACACTTTGTAGAGGGTGGTGGGTAGGTCTCAAGTGTGCCACCCTCCACAAAATGTTCTTTGTAGAACAAAATGCTACAACGAAATGTTTTTATCAGTAATAATTATAACAAAAAAAACTTAAAAAGAGATTATAAATAGAAGTTTTTTTTAAAATAAGTAGAATTAAGAAAAATATTGTTTTATCTCTCTTAATTGTCTATCAGTAATCATAGTTTCCACATTGATATATTTAAAGTTCTTGTCTTTTATATCAGACAAATCCATATCATCTATGGCTACAACAAGTATATCTTCTTGTAATAATAGGATTTTAATATCTTCTCTCCTATCACCACAGCTTACTCCTATTATATAAGGTTGTAAATAGGAATTCATAACATCTACAATTTCTTGCTCAAATTCATCTCCGTAATCAAATTCATCTTTAAAAATAATCAAACCATTGTCATTTATTTTAAATAACATCCCCCAACTTGAAGTCATAAACAATTTAGCCTCTGTTTGTTGACACAAGTGAACGAGTCGCTCAAGATTAAGTTTAAAAATTTGCAACCTATGCTCTTTAGGTAACATATTGTAGTGTGGTAATATACAGTCATCTATATCGAAACAGATTATTTTATTCATTGTTCTCCCTTATCTCTAAAAGTATCATAAAGTTTGCCTCCGGCTGTTGCCAGCCCCCCCCTATCTGCATTCCTACTCCTAATTTACTATTATCTTGTTGTTTATGTGGAGTGTTGTTTGCATAATCTTGTGCTGTCATTTTCTTTCCTTAAATAATATAAAAAACATCAAGATATTCTTTATTTTGAGAGTTTTCAATAATAGTATTTACTTTAAAGCCTTTTTCTTCTAATTCATTATATGTATATGCAATATTGTCAGAAAGACGATCATTTATATTAAATTGATATTTAACATATTTCTTATCTTTAATAAAATCATTTACATCTCCTAACCAAATTGTATAATCTACTAAACCTTTACTACTGCAATGACTAACTCCAATTAAATTTGAACTATCGTGTTCTTTTTCAGCAAGTTTCCAAATTCCTGAAATATCTTCAACATTATATACTTTGTATAGTTTTTTAGTTTTCATCTTATATCCTTTAACTTTAAGTTAAGTGGTGGACCACCCAATTATTTCATTTATCATTATCCCTTTTATTAATAAGCACTAGTTGGAATCGCACCTATCATGTCTAATGCTTCCAATGTTTTATATTTTTCTCTATAGGCTTTATCTGTTTCCACTTGTTTTTTATATATTTTTTTTAGTTCTTTATCCATATCTTTTTCGTTTTCGTTAAGTTTCCTATCATTACCAAGTAATGCAGCCCCTAATCTAATAGCAGATATACCACCACCAGCTAAAGAGATATTTCTTAATAATTTATTATCTTTAGAAGCTAAAAATCCAGCAGCAGACAATCCAGCGCCACCTAATGCTGAAATTACCCTGTGTTTTTTTGTTACAGGGTCTTTAGAACCAGAGCAACTAAAGTTTTTACCATATATTTCTTTTAGTTTCTTTTTATTTTTTTCACAATAAGCGTGTGTCATTAACCCACCTGCTACTGTAGTACCAAGACCAGCTGCTACCATCTTATTGTTTTTAGAAGCTAATCCTCCTATACCCATAGAAAGACCTACTGGTATAGAATTGCTTAATAGTTCAATATTTCGAGATAATCTATCTCTTTCTTTTTCTCTATTATTCATTTTTATCACTCCTCTTATAGTGGTGGCCAATCAGTATTAGCCATTAAAGCAGGAGGCCATTCAGTGTTAGCCATTAAAGCATCTCCACCATCACCTATCTTACTGCAAGTTCCCATATCGGGCCACCCAGCTTTAATTGAACCTGCATCACCACAAGTCCCTAAATCTGGCCACCCAGCCTTAATTGGTCCTATATCACCTTTATACTCAACATAACCTTTTGAAATCATTGTTTATCCTTTTTTTTGTTTATTGTATCAAAAAAAATAAATACATTCAATCAACTTTACTCAATTCTACTCAAAACTTAATTCCATCCAAAGACCACCAGCAAATCCAGCAGTGGCAATAAGGCAAGCAAAACCGATTATATCTTGATGGAAATTAAAAGCAACCTGTGCAGCTACAACAGTAACAATAGCTCCTGCTATAAAACCAAATATTTTATTTGTTTTCTTTGTTATATAATCTTCTTCTTTAAACATCTTCTTTTCCTTTTTTTATTATTTTTAGGTTCTTCTTTTGTTTCTGTAAGCATTCTTATTTCTTGTTTATATGCATACAGCTCTTGTTCTATCCTATTCAATCTTTCTTTGTCCTTACAAACACCTTTCTGTTCTTCCAATTCGTCTATTCTATTTTGAAAGTTTTGCAAATATCTTTGTTTTTTTAAATCATCCATTTTTACATTCTTTCAATGTTTTATATACAGCATATAAAGTACATTCTTCGGAACTAACCAAACTACTACCGGGAACAAATTGTTCTAACTGTTCAAAAAAGTCATCTCTGATTTTTGCTATTAAGTCTGATTTTGTTTCCCAATCTTTACCCTGTTTCCCAAATAGTTTTTCAAATTCACTCATGAACACTTTCCTGTTCTTTTACTTTTCCCATTATCACTAAAGACGAAGCGAAATCCATCATAGAGTTAATGAATATTTTTGCACTTTCACTATTTCCAAACACATATGTAAAACCTATTTCATTGTTTATGTCAGGTATTGTTACAACATCATATAATTGCCCATCAGATAATTTATCATATTCACTCATTTGTTGCTTAATTTTATCACCAAACAAACAATTCCATCTGATAGAAGTAATTCTCATATTGGACATTTTAATTTTCTGTATGCCTTTCATATAGAGTTCTCCGTCTTCAGATATTACATCTATACTTCTACCTAAAGCCATAGGGAAAGAAGCTAAAACAGGTGTTTTTACTTCTTCATCTTTTTTATCTTCTGTTTTTACGAACTTAAAATTATCATAATCAAATGCTAACTTACTCATTCTGTACTCTTTTCTACTAATTTGTTTTTGAAAGTTATTTTGCTTTCATATATCTCCATATTATCACCTATTTTTAAACAAGACATTGTTTCTGTTACTTTAATATTTTTCTCAAATAAGGTAGATTTTATAACTATATATGATCTAATTGAAATATTTGAAACACAATAACCTCTATCTCCCACTAATAAAAACAACCCTATTCCACACATATGATTAGTAGAACCAGTTAAAATCAATTTTACCTTTTTAATTGTATTTGGATTAAAACTATCAACTATCTCCGCCATTCTATTGGCAGTAGTATTTTTTAGTTTTACATTATTCACAAAAAAAATTGGTTTTTTATCTGGAATATGACAATGTATTTTATCTTCATGTTTATGTTTATATTTATCACCATTATTACTTAAAGGTTGTAAATCATCTTCTTCCACAACTTCTAATAACGCTTCAATCTCCTCTTGAGACATTAATCCTGACTTTTCTTCAACATTCGATTTATGTTTTTTTTCCATTTTGTTTCCTTTATTTGATTTGTGTTTTTTCATTTTATTTCCTTTTAAACATTCTTCTGTTTCTGTATTCTTTTCTTTTTCTTCTGTACTTTTTACAACTATCTCTTGCCATTTGGCATAATATTCTTTCAAGGGCCTCAAAGGCCCTCTGCTGTGTTTTATTTTCAACACATGCTTTTCCGTATTTACCACACATTATGGATACTCTTTTACATGTGTTTATTTTATAACTATACGGCATTATTTACTCCTCAAACACTCTTCCACAACCTATTTCTTCTAAAAAGTCGTTAAGTTCTTTATCGGAACAGGTTCCATTGTATTCTGTTTTGTCATCACTCCAAACATCGCCTGGCAGAGAACTGTTACCATACACAATCCCTGCAAAACTTTTTCTCACCATTTCATAGTCCACATTTTTTATTTTTAAATCGAATATTTCTACTGTTATCATTACTCTGAGTCTTTTATTCTTTTTTCGATAAAAGCTTTAATCTTTTTTTCTTCTACTTCGCTAATTTTGCCTTCTATATCATCTAAACTGCCAACATACATAAACACAATACTATGCACACAAAACGATTCATCCCATTCATATTCTTCTATATCTGCATTGTATTTTATCTTCGTAGGCACTGGGATTTCTATTTTAACTAAAAAACCATCATGTGGAAACAATTCAGATATCATCTCTATTGCAAACCTCATATCAGATTCTTCATATATATCTTTAATTAACGCTGTGCTTAGTTTTACATCATCCAAAACTTCAACATTCTCTCTAAACAACTCTTCAATCAAATCATCAAAAAAAGCATCCATACTAACACACTCACTATGTTTTAATATTTCACTTGTTGGTAATATTCTATTTATTCTACTTCTAGTTTCCATAATATCTTCTCCCAAACATTCTAACTGCACCATACATCAAATTTCTTCTCCACCAAGAAACACCTAATACTTCCATACCTTCCAAGAATATCTTATCGCATATTTCTCTAGGCAATTCTCTGGTCTTGTATAAAAAATCGTGAATTACAGCTGCTTTTGCATGTTTGTCGTAAGGACTCATAACATTCCAGAATACTCTTGGAATAGATGCGAAATCTGTAGTAAACCCTTTTTTTATCGTTATCCAATATGGGTTTTTTGTTTCATTAACAATCACATTATCATACGGTATTGATGTGTAGTAACTGAATTCTCTACAAACTTTCCACTTGTTGTTGTCTAAATATTCTACAACTAATGGCTCAGTAAAATTACTCATTATTCTCTCCTTGTTTTTTATACGCTATTACATTTATTTTTGTAGCATATAACTGTTATAATTATACCAAAAAAACATTATATATAGAGAGTTTTTTTATTTTATTTTACATAAGGGGGATATTTTTTGAGTGTAGGTAAAACAAGTGGAAAGGGGGTGAACCACTTGTAAGACTATAATTATACATAGCAATAGAATTATATCTAACTAATTCTTAATTTTAACTTAAAATTTAATTAATCTGCATTACAAGATGTATTTAATTCTTTAACAATGAAGTCGTATGTAATACCTTCATCATTTTTATTAATTTTATATACAGTAGTATCTCTATACACTTTCAAACACACTTCTCCTGTTGAATGCCATGATATATTAAATTCTTCGTAATTTTTATCAGTATCAAACAATGGATTATCTTTAATTTCATTATAATATCTTTTTAAGTCTTTATCTTCATCTATAATTTTAGACAAATTCTCTTCTTGTACTATAGTGTATTGTTCTGTTGCTTTAGTTACAACTTGATGTCCCACACTTGGTAAATTAGCCGTTTCTGCATTCTTTTTAGTTGTTAAGAACTTAGGAACTGCTACTGCTGCCAATAAACCAATAATCACAATAACAAAGATTAATTCTATTAAGGTAAATGATCGTTTTTCCATGTTTTTATTCCTTTTTTTTAACACAATTATATTAAAAAAAACAAATATTCAAAATGATGTTATTTGTAAGGAAAAAAGAAGGAGAAGAAGTTGTTGGTTTATAAAAGAGCAGAAATAATACCTCCAACAATCCCACCAACAAATATACCTGTGAATAACCCAAACACAAAACCATTGTATTTTTTATCTTCATTAGTCTTATCTTGTTCTGACATATAAGCAATTTTTTCTTTAAATCCTTCTCCGTATGCTCTATTAAATGTTTCATTAAAAAAATCATCATAATCAGAGAAGTATTTCTTTTTAGCAACAAACAATTCTACTTTATGCCCATTTATTTCATAAGTAACAAATATTTTAGAGTAAGGTTCTTTATTGAATATTTCTGTAATTCTAGACAATACATTTTTCTTTAATAAGTAAATATTATAATTTTCTACACCCAAAGCAGCTTTAATTACACCTGCTTCACACAAACAGTTTTTAATTAGTTTTTCATCTTTCTCTTCAAGGTATATAGATAGATAAACATACATCATTAATGTGTAATAATTTTTCTTTGTATTCATTTGTAATACAGGTTTTATATCTACTTTAAAGAACATATTCTCTTTATCTTTGTTTTCTTGAATATAATCTATTAGTGAGTCATGTAAAACAACAAAATAATTACCTTCAAAATCTCCAATTTCAGAAAATATTTTTACATTTGTTTTTTTATCACTAAAAATTACATCTTTTTTTTTAGCTCTCTGCAAAACATCAGCACTAAAAAGCGTCTTTCTCCCCATATGTTTATTTAGATCTTGAACATTTATTTTTATTCTTTTACCAGATAAATCATCAGTTCTAATATCAACTAAACTAAACACATACATAACCAATTTATAGATTGTTTCTGTTATTCTTTTTTGTGGAGCACCTTTAGCAACTATACGCGGAAGAACCGCATATACTTCATCACCTTTTGTTGTAATTGTACCTGGAGCATTCATTTTTAATCCCTTTTGTTTAAGATTTCTTTTTTAGCAATTTCTGCATAATGAATAATTTTGTTTAAATCATCTATTGGATCTACACCTTTTTTCTTACCGACTCTTGCAGCATATTTAACAATATTACCTATTGTGAAATCTAATCCCCACATTTTAATTGCTTCTACTGGTTGAATAAGTGCTTTATAGTGTTCTGGCGCTTTATCTGATACACCCATTTTTAATCTTCTCTCAATAGCAGGCTTAAGTTCTCCAAATAACTTATTAAAACATTTGTCACATAATACTGTTTTTGTTTTTAATGCTCCATTGTTTGGTAAAACACAAATACCATCTAAAAGTTCTTTCTCTGCTCCACAAAATTCACAAGTATAAGAATTTGTTTTTGCAGGTTCTGGTTGTTTATATTTTACTTCACCATTGTGTTTGCACTCTCCACTTTTACATTTTCTAATTTTAGATAATCTACTATGCATATCATGTCTTCTAAACTTACCTTTAAGCGGTCCTTTAAAAACAGGCTCATCTGGTTCTGGTAGCTTATGTGCAATCATTTTATCAAGTAAGTTTCTTAATTCTTTAGGTGCATTCTCTTCTTTTGGTTCGTTTTTCTCTATTTTCGGTTTGTTTTCTTCTTGGTTTACTTTTCTTGCTGCATTCATCTCTTTTTTGTTAGGTCTGTAGTTATCTTTAACAATAACAACTCCATTATCAGCTCTTGAAACTTTTACAAAAAGACCATTTTCTTTAGGAAACAACACAGAAGATATTTTTCTATCATTACTTCTCTCTATCACTTCAAACATCGTCATAGCTTCACTAACATTCCAAAATTCTTTTTTTTCTTCTTGCTCTGTCTCAAGTGTTTTTTTTGTAAACTCTTTTTCTTCTTGTCTTATACTCTCAATTATTTCATCTATATGATTTAAAAAATCAAGTATCGCTGCCTCTCTTGTAAGTTCTTGTTTCATATGGATCCTTGTCCTTGGGTCAAAACTAAGCATTCTTTTAAACATTTTTTTCTCCTTGTTTTATTTATTGTAAAATAATATCACAAAAATAACACAATTTCAAGAAAAAACCCATTATTTATAAGGATTTTTTTCTGTTTTGATACTTGTCATAAATAAACTTAGAAGCGCCTGCTATACCTACACCTATACCTGCTTTACCTATATAATCAGCAGCTTTCATTTTAATGTTATTGTTTTTAACTATTTTTTGCCAAGTTGGTAAAGTATTGTTTTTTTCATATTCCAATCCCTTTTGAGCCGAAGCAAGTAATTCTTCATCCAACACACTAGTATTATTAACTTCGCTTTCAATTTTTTTTAAATACTCTTCTAACTCTCTTAGTGCTCTTTTAGAATCTGTTAATTTATCAACTAAATCTAGATTTTCTTTCTCTAATTTAGAATACTTACTTCTAAGATTAATTATTTCTGTTTCTTTTACACTATTGTGCCCTATTTTACTAATTTGTCTTTCTAATGATTCTATTCTTTTGTCTATCTTTTTAATCTTTCTAATTGTTTCATCTCTTTGCTTAATTAACTCCCTATCTTTTTTTATTATTTTATGGAGATTTTCATTATCTTTAATTTTTTTGTCTATATTCTTTTTAAAGCTATTAAATTCAGCTTCTGTCATCATTCTATTTTCCATTCTCTTTTTTTCTTCACTTACGCTTTTCATAGTTTGTTTTACATTATTTTTTAATTTATCCATATTCTTTATGGTTTTATCTATTTTTTCTATTTCATCCATTAACATTTTTCTTTCTCTTTCTTGAGTTTCTAATTCTCTTCTTAATATACTGATACTATTCTTTTCTTTTAGGGTTATTTCTTTCTTTAACTTTTTAATATTGTCTCTATTTTCCCTAATTAACCCAGGTAGTGTTATAATATTATTATTTAATTTATTTTTGTATTGAAAACTTAATGTATCAAAAGTCTCACTATTTCCGTATTTGTCTTTTATTTCTTTTATATACTTTTTACCCATATTAATATCTTTTTCTTCCTGTGCTATTCCTTTTTCTATATCTTGCAGTGTTTTTGTACTCTCTTTTAGTTGTCTACCAACATCTTTTTTAAAATATGAACCAAGTCCGTATAAACCACCACCAGCAACACCTATTCCCAAGCCTGTATAATTATTGTTTTTTTTGTTTTTAGCCATTTCTATTCCTTTTTGTATTTGTGTTAAATTCAGATATTATCTTTGAATGAATTTTATCTTCTAAAATTCTACCTTTGTGAAAAGGTTCTACATTATAATTTTTATAATCCTTTAAAGGGACAATTACTTCATCTTCAGAGTCTATTACATCAGGTTTAATAGTATCCTTATATTTTTTAGAATAATTTGTTCCTTTAAGCCTCATAATTGCTGGGATATCACCATCATCCATTTTAAAACCTCTATAATGAGTCATCATATGTTCTGATGATAATATATTGTTTATATCATCATCTGTTAATTTGCCTTTTTCTGCATATCTTTGATACAGTAATGGCATCTGGTCTGTAGCATACAATCCTGGCTCTATTGCTGTAGCATATCCATTTCTACCATAAACCACCTTACCATTTTTAGGAACAAAATATTTATTTCTTTTGTACTGATATTTTAAATTACTAACCCCTACTGTAGAAGCAGGGAATACAGGATTGTTTGGGTTTTTATTTTTATATTTGTGTATTAAATTTATTTTGTCTGGAGATGAAGGAATGCGTCCTTTTTCAAAAGTCTTTTCCAATTGAAGTTCTTTTTGCATCTCTTCTGGATCTAAGAATAATTTATCTAATGCTTTAACTTCATCTTCTTTATTTTTAAAATATAAATTTTTGCTTTTTAAATAATTAAAAGCATTGAACTTATGGTTATTAAAAGTGTCTTTTGAGAAAAACATTATTTTATCTTCTGCATCTTTTGGGGAAAACAATACTTCATCTTTTATAGAGTCGTATGTCTTCAAAGGAAGTCTGTTTTTATATTTCAAAAAGGTTCTTTCATCAGTAGCAAAAACACTGTTTTTCCCACCTTTAAAATACTCATCTTCTTTTGACTTTAAATTCTTTCTGTATGCTTTCTTATAGTTTTCACTAGAACCATTCTCACTAACAATACTGTTAATTTCTCTTAAAGACAGTTTCTTTCTATTTTTAGTTGGCATTCCATAAAAAGAATTTCTTCTATTAGTATGAACTGATACTTGACTTAGAATAGACATTGCTTTTGCTCTATCTTCTTCTGTTCCTGAATTTAGCAGCCTATCCACTTCTTTCCACAATCTTGTTTTTGCTTCTTTTAATAAATTCATAAATATACTCCAATTTTTTAACAATTTAAGTTTCATTTAAGAAAAGTGGGGGGTTTACCCTTATCTCTATATACGAAAAACAACACTTTTCTTAAAGTTTGCTTAAGGATTTCTGTAAAAACAGTAAAAAGCCTTAAGTTTCATTTAAGGTTAGAGCCATTCTCCTGTCTTAAATTTTTTATAATGATACCATATAATATCTTCGACAGAAGTTAATTTAAGTTGCATCATTCCTGCTGTTTGTCTTGTTACCCATTTAGGCACTTTGAATTTAAATTTTATTTTCATAGGAATATGAGTGTCAGATGTTATTTTTTTAACTATCTTAAAGAACTCTGTAGTATCATCAAATGCTTTATCAGGATATCCATATGCTCCAAAAACATATTCACCTGGTCTAATTACTAATTCAGATAACGAATACTTACTTTTATCTTCTCTCCCTGGTAATGAAGCAGTATGTGTAAATGGGGCACTTAAATATGCTTCTCTTATTCCTTTATTACCATTACTCAAATAAACTTTTTTAGCTATATCTATAGTAGGAGTTATGCTGTCCACTTCATATCCTTCTATACCTTCTTTAACATCTACACCTCTTGGTATTAGTATAGATTTATCTAAACTATACATAAGGTTATCAACAACAGGAGTAGGAGATTCAGGGACTTCTGGTAATTCAGCAATATTTAATAATTGATTAAATGATAAAAAACTATTTAGGACATCATCACTCATCATCTTTGTAGCAAAACCAAACTCTTCAAAATTACCTGTTTGAACATATTCTTTACTTTTTGAGAAACCTGATAAAATACAAGTATCATTATCTATATCTTTAAACTTAGGTTTAAACACTTTATAGTTAAACTTGTATACATCGTCTCCACTTATAAACACTTTTATATATTTACCATATTTTATATTTATAACAAAAGCTCTTGGTGTTCTAAAATCTATATCAATAGGCAGTTGAAAAGTATCTGGTTCCTTATTTCCTTGATTACTTACAATTTTTAATCCTAATCTATCTAAATATAGCCTAAAACCATAGTTAGAAGCCCCTTCAAGCAACGTTCCACTGTAATCGAATACTAACCCACCTAAAAAGTATTTATTTGTTTTAAAGAAGATTGTAATCTCTTCTGCGTCTTCTGAAAATGCTTTTTTAGCATATTTAGTTATATCTAATTTACAATTCTTTAGATTTATTGTAGGTTTAAGAATACCTTCTTTCGTATATATTGTTGTAAAAGGAGTGATAACTTTAACCTTATCTCCAGACATCATCTCTTTTGTATATAAATTTTCAACTAAATACATAGTTAGATACATTACAGGGTTAAATGAGTTTCTTAATTCATCAACAGTATCAAAAGCAGTTTCAAAAGAAGGAGCAAAAGCTAATTTGGCTGAAGCATTATCAAAATCAACCAATTCTGAAGATACACCGGCTATTCTGGCAGGGTTAGCTTCTGATATACCATAGAACTTCTCTGTGTATTTTTTAATAAAATCTGCAACTTCAACTCTACCTACCATTTTTTCACCAACATATCTTCCTAACCAATCTCTACTACTATCCAAAGAAACACTCATTTCTGATATAAATTCTAATCCAGGTCTACCATATATAAAAGGCATAGGAAACATTCCTGTTTCACAAAACAACACTTCATGATACATTTTACCTTCCCCATATAAATAATAAGGATTTGCCCCAAAATACATTGTTAGTTCAGCTGGATTAATTCTCCAACCATTGTTAGTTTCTTCTATTGTTAAAGGTAAAACACTAGGAACTCTATCTATCAACCAAGAGTCATAAAAAAATCCCCAGTGCAGGTTCATTATTTATTACCTTTATTGTTCAAAAAGTGACTAGCAAGTCCTGTTCCGGCTAATAGAGCTCCTCCACCCATTAACAATCCTGCTCTACCTTTTGTTTTATCTATAGCATTCTTGTATTGTTCCATATCAGTTACACCATTTATGTGGTGATTATTTATTTGAGTGTAAGTTTTTTTAAGTGTATCCTCCATAGATGATAATTTACTATCTCCATTAGGCAATTCTTTAACTACACTTTTAAATTCTTCACTATTAGGGTCAAGTCCTTGTAATCTTTCATTAGCCTTATTGTATGCTTGTTGGTTTTCGTATTTTTTTACACTTATTTTATTTTTCAAGTCATTAGCTTGAGTTTTTAACGAGTTATATTCGTTTATAGAATTCAGTTCGTTGTTTGCTTTTCTATGCAAATAAAGACCTGCTATACCAACAGGCACACCCATAGCAATTGCTGTTTCTCCATTGTCTTGTTGATGTTCTTGTTTTAAATTACCATTTTCATCATACATTATATCACCTTCTATTTTTTTGTTAACGGGTTAGTTGTAAACATGCTTTTTACTTTCTGTCCCTTTTTTTATATTTATTATACAAAAATCCACCAGCAGTTAATAGAGTCCCTGCTCCTATTGTCCCAGCTGTTATTTTTTTATGAAAATCAAGCCCGTCTCTTAATGAACGAGTTTTTCTAAACGCATCCTTCCATTCATCGCGTTTTTTTGACAATTCTTTCCCAACTTCCTCTTCTTTATGTAATGCAGGGAATATTTTCTTTGTCTTTGTTTTAACTTCAGATATTTTGTTATCTATTTTTTTACTATCTTTTCTGTATTTTGCCATTATTTTATCTATTTCTTTTCCACTATTTGCATTATTAATATCATCATACATTTGTTCTGATATTCTATTTACTTCATCATACAATCTATCAAGCTCTTTATCATATTTAATATTCTCAAGTTTAATATCTCTCCCACTAGGCATTCGCTTTTCTATTTCTTCTATTTCACTATCTATCTTTTTTACTTTACTATATCCCTCGTTATACTTATCATCGTATTTTTTATTCATAACAGAACCATATCCAGCACCACCTAATGCCAATGCAGAACCACCCAACATAACAGCATCTGAACCGTCAAGTTTTTCTTTATTGTTGAATTTCTTATTTAAAACACTTCCAACACCTAATGCTCCCACTCCTATTCCAGTAACATTATGTCCGCGAATATATTTTCTTATTCCATATGGATCTGCTTCTGATGATTTTGGTTTAAAGCTTTTATTTATATTATTTTGTTTTACAATATCACTCCCTAACGAGCCTTTATGTTTAGTGTAATATTCTACTTCTTTATCAGTTAAATGCGTTGGTTTATACCCTTGTAATCTCGAAATAAAACTACCGATTTTTTTCTCTTTTATGGAACCAGCTTTTTGTTGTATTGATTTTAGAATAAAGTCATGATGTTTTTTGTGTGTGTCTTCAGATATGTGTGGCCTTAATTCTTCTAAAATTTCTATATGTTTATCATTCCCGAAATCATCAAGACCCATATATTTGTCCGTTGGACCACTTGTTATATCGTCTATTTTATCTTTAATGCCACCCCAAAAACCTTTTGATGGCCTTTCTTCTCTCTTTTCATCTTTCCACGCAGCCATTTCCATTCTACGTTGTAATTCTTTTGCTTTTTCAACTTTATCATAATATGATTTATCTTCCATCACTTTTTTATTATATCTCTTTGTTCTCTCATCGTCATCATTTATTACAAGATCATTTCTGTGGAATTCGCCAGACAGTAGTCCATCGATAACAGAGTCATAATCATTTGATGCTGCTTTTATTAAACTAAAACTTCTCATTATTCATCCTTATATGTAGTAGGTTTAAAATATTCATCTGTTTTCATTTTCTTGACCACCTACTCCACCGACTGGTGCAGCACCGTTTTCCCTGTTTTTATTCAACAAGATTTCAGATGGATTTACTTTTTCCACCCCACCATCTTCTTTGGTTTTGTTTAAGTTTTCAAACGAAGACTTAAACAAAGGTGCTGTTGGCCAACGAAGGTTGCCAACTAACAAAGGGATAATTCCTATACTTGTTTCTTTTTTATTGTCATTCATTGTCTTTCCTTTATCTTCTAACTTTATTAATCATGCTCTTAAATTTCCCATATAGACTAGACTTTATTGCTTTACGTCTAGCCATTCTTTCCTCAAATTTTTTCATTTCATTCTCTTCATACTTAGCTATATTTTCTGGTGTATCATATACAGCTCTTTTAGTGTGATATACTTTATTCTCATCCAGAGGTGCCATATTTAAAATATTATATTTTTGCTTACCTTGTCGTATTGTTTTAGTATTATTAAATTCATTCCATAATTTTTTAGCATCACCAGGTCTTTTACCAGTTCTATAAACATTTCTACCTGTTATTCTTGTTAAATAACTATTTTCTCCTGTGGCATGCCTTATACTTCCTAATAAAGCTTGGTTTCCGTAAAAATGATGTTGGTAAGGTATTTTTGACATCATATCTGCCTCATTAAGTAATACATGTGGAGAAACATGCATTCCAATTGTAGCATGTTTATCAGGTAACTTATTGTTAGCATATTGATTATGCAAATCTTTTATTACTTTTTGCGTATCAGGATGTTGTCTTGCCTCTTCAATTGCTCTATATTTTTCTATTGGTGTAAGTTTGTCAAATTCATTTCCATACTTCTCATTAATTAATCTTTGTTGTGTTTCAGTTACTTCTTCAGGCTCTTGAAGAATTTTTTCTAAAGCCAGTCTAGATTTAGATGCAGGTTGTCGATGAAGAGTTATAGTTCTTTGTCTTTTTCTATCATACAATGCTTCGTTTGCTTCATGAAAAGCAGCTATAGAGTTATTTAATTGAATTTTTGGATTATTATTTGTTCCAACAAATGGATGAGCAGTATAAATAGTTTTAGCTTCAGGATATGTAAAAGCGCCTCCCATTTGAGCAGGATTTACACCTATTTTTTCATATATATCATGACCAGAAGGGTATCCTTCCACTTTGTTATCTGTAAAGTAAACTACTTTATAACCATTTTTGTTAGCTAAATTATCAGTACCTTTTTTTAATCCATATGCATATCTTAATGGGCTTCTAATCATACCTGCTTGTCTCATTTTTTCTAATGCTTCAGCAGATAATTCACCTTTTTGCATTTCTTTTGTTGCTCTGTCTATCGCTGTCTTAACTAAATTGTAATTTTTCATTTTCCATCCTTTGATTTGTTTCTACTTCTTAAATAAGCATAAGCACCTAATCCAGCTCCTGCTCCTATACCTACTTTACCGCCAAGCTTAAATCTCTTTGCGAGTTCTTCATTTTGTTGTATTTCAGGTAACAAATTATCGATCTTAGATTGGATTTCAGTATCCTGTTTTATTTGTTGGGAAATATCATTAAGATCTTTTTTATATTCATCAATTTTATTATCAGCATATTTCAATCCTTCATGATACCCATCTCCATATGTGTTATGGAAAAAATCGTTTTGACTCTCATATAATTTCTTAAAGTCCTCATAATTTTTTATATTATGTTTTTGTAACAATTCAGGATTTTTGTTTTTAATTGTTTTATACATATAATCAAGATGTTCATCTTTTCCGTAAGTATAATGCATTCCTGGTTCTGCTTTTTCTATTCCCTCTGGTATTTCCGATAATGGTGTTTTACTGTATACATCATGAAACTCTTTAAATTTATTAAAGTTTTTTTCTACTTCTGGAGTATAATTATTTTTTATATTTTCTTTTTGTCTTTTTAAATAAGTAACAAATTCTTTTCCACTTTCCTTTAATTCATATAATTTCTTCAACTCCTCCGGCGTTTTTTTTCTACTAAGGTATTCATCTTTTGTTTTATGAAGTGATTTATTTTTATTCTCCAATGAATTGCCATGCATATAACTTGCTCCACCAGCGCCTCCAATTAAAAGACCACTTCCTATTAAGGCAGGAGTAGTAATATCTCTTTGCTGCTCATTTTCTGCTGTTTTTAGCAATAAATAACTTGCTGCTTTCACTTTCTATCCTTTGAATTATCTTTACTTCTTAAATAAGCATAAGCACCTAATCCAGTTAAACCTACTCCTGCACCTATTTTACCTTTATGTTCCATAAGTTTTTCAAATGCAGATTTGTTAGGAACACTGATAAACCCTGCTTTATCAAAAGCAGGATGTTCTTCTCCTAAAACAGGCTTTAACTTGTCTGAATGTGTATTTAATAAATTAGCGTAATGTTTATTGTAAATCTCTACACCTTTTGGAGTAGCAATAAAACTCTTTAAGGCATTAGGTTCATCTGTTCCTGCCGCTTCAGTTATTTCCTCGTCTAATTTTTTATGAAAATTATAATAAACCTCTGGATGATTATTGAACAAAAATTGGTCTACTTTACTAACTTCATTGCTATTTAATATTCTATTATTCATTGTCTGCTCTCCTTGTTTTATATTTGATGTATTTTCTTTTTTATTGTTCTTTTTTGTGTATTTAAACAGATTAAACTCTGCTTCTTTTGCTTCATGAATAGGTAATTTGTTTTCATCTACATACTTAGGCTTAAACCAACTAAAATCTGTTGAATTTTCCTTTTTCATACGATTTATATTGTTTATGTAATCAGGGTCTTGCGTTATTGCCCTATAAGCATGTCCATGCATATTCTTACCACCCTTAACATAATCATTAACAATATTTTCCAATGGATGGTATTTATAATTTTTAGATAAATCAAAATCACCATAAATTTGCTTAATGTTTTTAGCATCATTAAACGCCAAATCATTTGCTAACTGATGGTATGCTATAGCTTCTTTTACTTTTTGAACGTATGTTCTATGTAAACCAGCTTTACCTTCATTAAATACTTTATTGTGTAATTTATCTATATACAGTATCTCATTACTTTTGTTATTCCCAATAGTAAGATAACCTCCACCATGTTTTCGAAATTTATCATCAGCATTATTTAGAAGCCTACCTATTAAATCATGTTCTCCATTATGTATTCTTCTTTCTATTTCTTCATAATCAACATCAGGACCAAATAGTCTTTTGTTACCTGACAAATCATCTTTAAATCTATCTGCTGCTGTTTTTATTAATCTATATCTTTTCATCAATATCCGCCTCTATAACCAGTAAGATTATATTGCCTTTGTTGTCTTTTCATTTGTCGTTTAAATTGATTTCTTTGTATTGGAGTGTAGTCATGAGGTTTAAACCCCATGCTTCTCCTTCTTTTTGCAGCAAATTGAGCTCCATGGTGAGAATGTTCATTATATGCTGTCTTAAATAAAACAAAATTACTACTATCCATAATAGTCCTTTTTTTGTTTTATTATAGCATAAGAAGTAGAATTAAATAAATTTATTTTTCATGTTTCGACATCAAATTAATAATATGATTTAATTTATCACCTTCTTGTTTAGCATGTTCAAAAAGAGAGCTTTTTATGTCTTCAAATTTAGTATCTAAATCATGAAGTTTGTCTTTTATCTCTTTTTTTAATTCTGTAATCTGGTCTTTTAATGCTCTATCATCATTTTGTAAACTAGTTAATTTATCTTGAAGCTCTTCTCTTGTTGGGTGTGCTTTCAAGTCACTTTGCTTAACATGAACAATAGACTTCTTTTCCAGCTCTTCCGTTTTGACCTTAAGTTCATCAATTCTCTTAAAACCTGCATCTAACTTTTCACTAATAGTATTCATGGACTGTATCACCATACTCTTCTCACTATTAATTTCATTAGCTACCATTTCTCTAAGAACTTCTATTTCTCTTTGGTTTTTCTTCACTGAAGCATTTGTTTTTGCCCAAGATATGGCAACACCTCCAATGATTGTCGCAAAGTATACAGCGTCCTTAAGACTTATTATGCTTGTTGGCATCTTATATCCTTTTTTTTTATTTGGATAATAATGATACCTTAAAATAAATCAATAACAAAATAACCCTATTGATAATTATTTTTTAGCAAGAATGTTGTCTTTTGATTTACTACCTAATGATGAACCATAAAAAAATGTAATTATTCCACTGATTATAGTTCCCATAAGAAAACCTAAAATAGTATCTGCAAATCTTTGATTAGTTTTAGGTATATCATATATTGTAACTAAGAATATATAAGCAACAGATACAATAGACCAGAAGAAAGCAAAATAGTAAATAAATCTTTTGCTAAATTTATCATCTTGCACCAATGCTATTTCTTGCATATGTCTTGCATTTTGAATATCTGCTAACTTAGCATTAAGGGCTTCTGTATTGTTTTTAGCCCATTTTTCAACTTTAGCTATACTACCAGGGTCTGTATCTACTCTAAGATTAATACCTGTTTTTTCCTTAACAAAATCTACCGCTTCTTCTTTACCTTTATCAATAAAGTTAGCCACAAGATTAGCTCCTGCAGATGCTAACATAGTTGCTATACCAAACATTAGTTCATATCCTTTTTTTGTAGTGTTATTGCTGTTTTAAATATAACTTTAATCCATGTTGCTATATCTAAAGTATTAACATACTCTCTTAGTATTTTTTTTATGTATCGTTCTTCCATTTTAAACTCATCAGAGAGTGTTAATGTTACCCTTGATAATGCTATCATCATAAGTAATTTGTTAAAATGTTTTTTATCCAACAAAAACTTCATTGCTTGTATACATAATGTATTTTTAAACTTATACCCAAAAGGTATTTTTATTTTATCTTTAGATACACCAGGATTAAAACCTTCGTATATATCTCTGATTACGCTCCACTTGCCAGTTTCGCTGTTCAAGTAAAAGTATTCCATTGTTCTCCTTTTTTATTTTATTATACCAAATTTATCTTACCCAAAGGAATTTAACATACTTTAACACTTTTTTAAATTCATGTAGTGCTGTATACTTTATATTCAAGAGTTTATTTTCTTTCTTTCCTGTCACTTCGTAATAATCTCCTCTTTCTTCTGTGTTCTCATCATACTCTATATCATCTCCTAATATAAGTACAGATTTACACTCATCAGTATAACCTTGGTCATTGTATACATATCTATCTTTGTCTCCGAATATTTCTAATTTCATAAAACCACAATTACTTGCTATATCAACTAATCCAACTTTAACATCTTTGTATTTTATATTAGTAGTCATAGCTCTTGACCCATTTTCAATAGGAAAAGCTAATCCTTTATCTTCTATAATAGCATCTTCAGGAACAGGTTCTTTAAACAATGAATTCACATAATCTAAATTAAAATTAACTCCATTGATTAACATCATCCAACCACCATTCTTCATATCACACCATACAGGAGTAGGCACACCGTTAACTCTAATAAGATACATACCATTTCCAGTGTTACCTGCATAATAATAACCTTGTGGTGGATCAAGATAACCTCTTGCATTATCTGGAACATATTCAGTATTAAACTGCTTAACACCATCTTTCATTACAATATAATGTTTTTTTATCTCTTCATCAGATGTGTTTAATGCGTTATTTACATGTTCATTAACATTGTATAAGGCATTATATAACCTTTGAAAACCATTAAAAGGTGTTTTCTTGAATAAGATATAATTCAGGATATCCATTTGTTTTACAGGCTGTTTATCGTTAGTATATTGTTCTTCCCATATCTTATAAGGTTTATACAAATATTTAGGTAATCCAACCATTTTGTAGTTAGGTTTATCGGCTTTCTTTTTATAGTTATCTACTACATCCTTAAAATTAAAACTATCTAATTGAGACAATATTCTACTATATTTGATTAGATACTCTTTTTTCTTATATATTTGCTGTAAAGCAGCTTCTCCTGGTAAATTACCATTTATTCCCCACTCTAATAAGTATCTTTTGTATTCTGGCACATATAAGTGGTGATAGTTATCCCAAATAATATCTTCTGGCACTTCAGGGTAAATCATATATTGTGGAGAGTCATTAGTCATAGCAAATATTCTTAATTGTCTATAACTACCTGGATGTTTATTTAAAAAGTCTATATCCATCTTTATTCTAAAATGTATTGCGTTTTCCTTACCAGACTTTATTCTAGGCATTACAGCTAATTTAAACAAATACTCTGGTTTTGGTCTATATCCAACAATGTAATGGTCTTTTGGTAAATGTAGCCTATCATTCATAGGTAATATTACAGCATTGTTATCATCTGGCCATTCATAGTCTTTATGTAGCACTATTAAGTTGTATCTATAATATTCATCTAAAAATAAATTATTGTAGAACCATATATTAGAACATATCAATGGAACATCTTCAGGTGCTGCTGTATCAGGACTATAATAATCAAACACTTCTTCTGGAGATGAAGGAATTAAATCTCCATACCATACTTTTTTATTCACATTTCTACTGATAAACAATTGCTTAACACCTGTTTTAACTCTTCTATTATTTTCATCCATTATATCCCAAAAGAATGTTGTGTTACAAAACACAAAAGTATTAAAGTCTCCTATTTGAGGAATGAAAATACTGTGTCCCCCATAATACAAACTAACCCACCCATCTGTATCTATTTGGTCATATAAATTATCTTGCCCCAAAGGTAATCTTAGTTCAGGGTCTTTGTAAAATCCATACTTAGTAACATCTAATGCATTCCTAATCATTTTAACTCCATTATTTTGTTGATAACCAATCACTACCATAAACAGCAGAGCTTATATCTTTCGGTCCTCTTTTTTCATCAGGTAAAGAAGGTAAAGCGCTATGGTAATGTATACTATACATCCAAGTAGACATTACGTTTATGTTTGTATTAATAAATGTCGAACGACTTTCTTTTATATAAGATATTCCGGTTAATGGTTTTTTTACTTCCATGTAATCCACTTCTATTCCACTTGGGTCTGACAAAGAAAAAGAAGCTATATAATAATCTCTAAATATTAAATAATCTTTTTTAATTACACCATTTACAGCTATAGAACCTGTATCTAATGGAACAAAATCATCTTCTAAATCAAATGTTTTAATATGTTTAGCTTTTTTGGTTGATACATTTAATAGATATATATGATAAACATATATTGGTTTATTATATTGACAAGTATGCATCGATGGTAAATGTTTAGCATTTAAGTCTTCAAAGCCCCACAATAGTATATTATCTTCATCTATTACATCAGCCCTAACTATAGTATCAAATACATTCTTAATATACCCAAACTCTATCTCTTTTATACACCCTAATGGTCCCATACATACATAACTAATATCTTGTGAAAATCGAGTTGAGGTTGAGACTTTTCTTTTTACCATTTGGTAATCAATAGATGGTTCATTTGTAGGTTTAGGTATAGATTGTATCAGATGTTTAATCATACTATCATTATACGTTCCTACAACATCCCAAGCATTTTCTCCTTGTTCTACTTTATCGTAAACATCTCTCATATTTATATTCATTTTAATAATATCTATTGCTTCCCCTGCCAATACACCTTTTATAAACTTAAATGTATCATCATCATCATTTGAGAATTTCTTAACATCTCTTATTAGTTTGATAATGTCAGTGTATACAGCAGTTAGATCTGTATTTATTTTACTTAGGGAATCTACGTTATCCAAATCTATATTCTTACGTCTTATCTGTTCTGCTCTTTTATTAGCTGTAACAACTGAAACAAAAGAATTTAATTTTCCTATATCACACTCTGTATAATAATCTTCAAATATTTTAGCAGACCTAGCTGTAACTACTTTTGACCCAACCATATTCATAACCTGCTTCATAAGTGTAATACATCTATTTGTGTCATTAGTGAATTGTATAGGCTTGGCCTTTGTTAATGCTCCTTCAGTTATAGACATTGATTTCAAATTGTCTGTATCTTGTTCAGAAACCCAGTCTCTCCATAAGTAGTCTACCTTTGCATAATTATCTTCTTCTACCTTACAAGTAAATGCCTTAGTATCTTTACCTGATAATTCTAATAACTCTTTTATTGTATCACATGGTAAACAATTCATTGGTGATGTAAACTGATATAGTGCTATTCTTTGTTTCCAACCTTTAGACCCATAAGGAAAGCTTTCTATATATATCCAACTAGTAGGTGATAACACTACAGTGCTAACATCAAAAATAGACATTCCTTTATCTGCGAAATATTTAAACCTAACTTTCATTGGGTTACAATACATACTTAACGCGAAATTCTTTAAGTCTATTAACAATGGTCCATACACCATCATTGTTTGAGATAATTTTTTAAGAACACCGAAACTTGTTTTTGCCCCTGAAAAGAAATAAGAAGGGAACCAACCCAGATGATAAAAATATGTTTTAGTAGGTGTAAACTTTTTTAGTATTGTTTTTTTATCAACAGAATACTGCATAATGTAAACTTCATTGTCTTCAGCTAATACATCCATTAACACATCATCATCTGCCATACTCCATTCTTTTACATCAAATGTAGCAGACACACCTTTGCTTATATTTTTTTTCTTCTTCCAAAAATCAGAAATAGGTGCTGCCTCAAAAACACTGATCGGAAAAATCATTCTACATTTCTCCGTATATCATTTGTTCTTTTAATTTCTTCTCTGCTTCAGCTCTGTGTTTATGTCTTTTATAAACATCAACCCCTGCTTTTGCAGCTATAGTTCCAACTAATCCAGCTCCTACACCTGCAAGACCTCTTATACTTCTATCTTTAAAACCTTTACCAGACAAAACTCCCCCTACACCTAATACAGTTGCAGGAATATATCCTTTGTCTTGTGCTAATTGATAACCTTGTTTTAAATCTATACCTAAGTTTTCATTATCATTAGTATCATATGCTGCATCCTCTGCCATTTTGTATAAAACAAATTCATTTGATCTCATTTTTTATCCTTTTTATTGATTTATATTATTGTTTTTATGTAAATCGTGAGCAAGTAATGCACTTCCTAATGCTCCCACTCCTAAACCTATTCCTGCACCTTTCAGTGTTCCTTTTAAAGGAATAAGTTTATGTTCTCTTTCTATATCAGGCAATACTTCATCTAATGAACCTAATATTGTTTTACTATGTTTATTAATTATATCTCTATGTTTACTTATTTCTTGTTCATGGTTCCACAATTCCTCTTGATTCTTTCTAACAAATTCTTCTACTTTAGGGTCAGTTTGATCTATTAATGCATGTTCCCCTAGAGATGTATCAATAAGGTCTTTAGGTATGTTTTTAGAAATTAAATCTCCCATTCCGTCAGCTAATTCTGCTTTTGAACCATGTAACAATTCGTTTCTTTGGCTTTTTGCTGCGTTATATGCTGCTAAATTAAGTTCTAATGGAGCTTTTTTTTCTAGCAATTCATTTAATTTTGCTTTAGCTTCATTAAATTCTTTTATTTGTTGAGAAGTTAAAACTTTTTTACCAGCGTTATAATTTTGTAAATTCTCTATAACATCAGAAGTTACTTGGTGGTTTTTAAATACTTTATGGAAATCGTCTTTATTTATATCTTTAAAAGTATTATTAACTTCTTTTAAAGAATCTAATCTTGATTGTGAAGTAAGCTGTTTTAAACCACTTCTTTGCCACCCTATAGCTCCTCCAGTACCTGCACCAGCAATTAAAGGGGCTGCAATTATAGCATTATCGTGATTTTCTTGTGGTTGTTGCATTTGTTGTGTGGCATTAAAATTTGATTGTTTTAATAATAAAGAAGGGTTATTCACTAAAGCATAATCATTTCTTTTGTTTGCATTAGACTGCATACCGATATATCCACCTGCTAATGCTCCCATAGAACCACCTGCTATACTTCCTGAAACTATATCATCCATTTCTCCAGCTTTTTGCGATACATGTATTTTATTTTTAATTTCATCTAAATCCATATAAGGCTTAGCTATACCATGTTTTGTAGCTTTTTCAGCATCTGCACCATACCCACCAAATAATTTATGTTTTATTGTTTCTCCTAAGTAATCAGTTGAACCTCTGTGTGATGGAATAAGTGAGTTAAGTAATGAATTTTTTGCTTCTAAACTTATATACGGATCATCAAGAGTTTTGTTTATTAAACTAGATATGATTTTATTTTTACCTTTCATAAAACCTATACCTGCTCCAGTCCCTAATATTGTACCTATTCCTATTTTATCAGTTATAGGCTCTTCTTTGAAATTTTCACCATCTTTATATTGTGTTCTAGCAGAAGAGTTATATAATTTATTACCTAAATACGCTGCTCCAGCACCAATACCTGCCCCTAATGTTGTTTTACCTAATACTTTCATTAAGCTTGGTTTTATAACATTTGTAGCATTTTCTATATTTTTATTTAATAGAGCATTACCTTTTCCATGAACAGCACCACTCTCTTTAAATTCATCAATCACTTTTTTCTTTTTAGCATAAAAACTACTTAACAATTTATCCACTTCTGATGTATCTATTCCTGCTTCTTTTATTTTATTTAATTCATCCATAGCCTCTTTATTAGATGCCATATGGTAAAAACTTTTTAGAGTAGGAATAAAATACCCTTTTTCTTGGTTAGTAGGTATTTTCATTTTATTGAATTTTTCTTCTAATGCTTTAAGTTTTTTAACCTCATCACTATTAGTCTCAATATCTATATATTTATTATGAAAATCTGTTATATGGTTTTCTAAATCTTTAAATTCTTTAGAATTCACAAACCCTTTATTAGCTGGATTGTTTTTAACTTCATTAAAAATCTTCATTGCTTCTTTTGGATTTGTTTTAAATAGTTGTTTAAGATTTTCTATTTCCACTTTCATATTGTTTTGTGCAACAGAAGTATTAATTAACTCTTTACCATACCCAAATAAACCACCAGCAACACCTCCTGCTAATAATGAACTTGTTTGAGACATTGGTTGAGTATTATCATCATTATATTCTGCTGTTTTTTGTAATGCTTCTCTTCTTCTTTGTTTGTAGTCTCTATAAGAACTAGAAAGCGCTGGTGTTGAAAGTAATGCTGCTCCTGCTATTGTCCCAGGTAACCCATATTTATGAGTTAACGCTTCACTAGCTTCAGTTGTTCTATTTAACCCTGCATTAAGATTTAGATTATTTAATTTATTTGCTGCTTTAGTAGAAGCATCTACAACAGCATTACCTGCTTCTTCACCATACGCATCAGCTAAATCTGCTAATTTTTCATTATCTATATGACCTTTAGTAATACCCTCTCCTAAAACATCTTTAACATCTCCTACAGCTTTATCCACTAATCTTTCTTTTGGTGCTTCTATTTTTGCTTCTAAATTATTCAATCCTTTTAATTTAGCAATAGCATTTATAGAACCATTAAATAATTTTGCTACAGGAGCTGCTGCTGTTTCCTGTAAATCTTTGTTGTTAATAATTTTATTGTATTCCTCTTTTGTTAGCCCTCTTTTTATTATTTCATTAATAGTTTTACCTGTAAGCCCTGCTCCACCAGTAACTAATGAAAAAGTAGGTGATAATAATAACGAAGAAGCTGCTCCGCTTACCATTCCACCTTTTGTTGATTGCCCTAATATCTCTCTACTAGCATCTCCAGCAAGTATAGCAGATGTTAATTTTTCAGCAATAGGTGTGCTAGAAACCCATGGTTTAACCATATTCCATCCACCAACAAGTGGGTCTACAAGCATAGTACCTAATCCACCAGTTATATGTCCACCTGTTCTTATTCTTTCGGCTTCTTCTATATCCATTTCTTTATTGTGTTTAGATAAAATCTTATCAATTACTTTTTTAGGAGTTGCCATTTTGTCTGAAAAAAATCTACCAACTTTATTATCAAAAGCTTTTCTTATTACTTCTCCTGAATAATCACTATTAACATTAAGCTTTCTTCCTAATGTATCTTTTCCTACCATTGCTTCAGCTAAATGATGGAAAGATGAGTCTTTTAATGAATTTCTTATAGCTTCTTCATCTTCAGGTGTAAGGCTTTGTTTTGCTCTTTGCATAGCTTCTTGTATTACTGATGCTTTTTTGCTTGAACCCATAACTTTAGACATTAATACACTAGCTACTTTTGAGTTATGCATAGAATCAAGCATCTTTTTTATATCACCTTTTAAGTACGATTCTAAAAATAATTTATCGTGTGGATCAAGATTTTCAAAATCTATACCTTTCTCTTTAAACATCTTTCCATATTCTAATGCTTCTTTTCTTACAACACTCATATCTGGAGCTAATGTTCCGTGGTGTAAACCTTCTAAAAACTGCCCTATTTTTGTAGTATTAAATTTACCTTTATTACCTGCTTTAACATACTCTAATGCTTTTCTACCCACATATCCATTATTTACTAAATGAGTCATATATATATTTTGTAATACATGAGCACCTAACGGAATTCCTAATTCTCCTAATGCTCCTAAATTAAAGTGTTCTGCAGCTTTACTTGCTAAGTTTGCTCCAGTTCCCATAGTTCCTGCTAAACCACCTATACCCAATTTAGTTGCTAAACTTACATTGTCAAGCTTTTTAGTCCCAGTTTCAGCATATTTTTTGGCTTTACTACCAACATTTTTAATATTTTTACCAACATTTTTAGTTTTATCAACTACATTTCTCAACATTGAACCAAGAGATGCTTCTTTATATAAGTAATTAGATAATCTTAACTCGCTAGACTGTTTAAGTAATGTTTTTCTTAATGTATCTCTTCTATCTTGAGTAGTATCTATTTCTTTTTGATTTGGTGTCATACTGCTCGCTGTAACACCAGTTCCAAATAATCCTGACCCAATACCTACAGCTCTTAAATCATTTTTAAATGGAACATCTTCTATTGATTTTTTAGCTACTTCAATATCTTTAGCAGCTTCATCTTTAGCGGCGTTTCTACCAGCTTCAGTTAAAAAGTCCTCTGGTTTTTTACTTTCTATCTCTTCTTTTATTTTGTCAACATCTTTAGCTTGAGAAAAAGATGTTCCCTCATATAAATCTTCTAAATTAATGTCTTTATTTCCTTTTCTAGCAGCTTTAAATGTGTTTAACATAGGTTTAATAAATGGTCTATGAGAACCTGCAGCTATCAACCCTAAACCTGCCAAACTACCAATATTACCTATAGTTGATATTGTTTCTGCAGTGTCATCATTGTTAATTAAAGATGGATTAGAAGGATTTAGTTTTTTGTTTAAATATCCAGCGGCTCCTACTGCTAATGGAGCAACAGAAAACCATTTTAATTTTTCAGCCCAAGAAGCTAAAGATGAGTTAGTTAATGCTGTTCTAGCAGCAGCAACTTCCTGTTTAGTTAAATTTAGCTTAATTTTAGTTTTATTTTCTTCATACTTTTTTAAAACATCTTCTGGCATATTACTAGGTTTTCCATATCTTTCTAATAGGGCTTCATTTTCCCTACTCATATTATTGGATTCATTGGCTAAATTTTTCACATAGTTACCAGCTACCTTACCTTGTGTTTCCATCATTTTGGCTCCATGTTTTAAACCATAAGAACCTATTAAAGAACCCATACCTAATCCAACCAAAGACCCTGTTTTATTTTTAGATAAGTCTGTAACAATACCATCATCATATTTATCTTCTTCATCCTCTGTGTCACCAGTTAATATTGATGACATTTTAGTTAAAGCATAATTGTTAAACTTTTCCTTATTTTTCTTATTAACTATATATTCTCCTGCGGCACCTCCAACTGTTAAAGCTCCTGCTCCAATAGTGCCTTTATTTATTACTGACTCTGCTTTTTGGGCATATTCATTACCTATATTTCTTTTTCTTTCTTCCAATTCTTTTTCAATTGAACTAATCTCTTCATTAGATAACGGTTTCATCTCTATATTATTTTTTTTAGCATACTCTTCAGCTGCTTTAGCACCATCTCCGTAATCATTAGCAGCTCTATAATACATATGAGAATTATATTTATCAAACTCATTTTTAATATTTTTGTATTCTTCAGAATTAATTTGTCCATTGTGTTCTAATAAGTTCATTTTAGATTTAAGATTACTCATCTTATTGGATATAAATTCTTCAGGTGTACGCACTACACCGTTTGAAACTATTTCTCCTATGCCTTTTGATAACTTGGAGTATTTGCTCCCAAGTCCAACAAGCAAACCAAGCCCACCTACTTTTGCAGCAAAACTATAAGGCGCTGTTGAAGATAATTCCAAATTATTGTTATTATTATTGTTGTTTATATTGCTCATTATACTATTCCTTCAAAATTTTTTGTTTTATTAGAAAAATTATTCAATGTTTTTACACCGTTATACAACCCAAAACCAAGTCCACCTATAGCTAACCATTTATTGGCTCTATTAAATTTAGCATTAGATTTCAAGTTTTCTGGCAAATTGTCTTTGTTTTTATAATCTCCCAATGTTTTAAAATACCTATGTGTGTTATATGCACCAACTCCCAATCCACCTATTGTTGAAGCAGCAGGAAGTCCTATATTTGTATCATCGGAAGATTGTTTTACTAATAAAAATCTTTTAGCTTCCATAGAATTAAAACCTTTTTATTTGTATTTTACCAAAAAAATATTCAATATACCATCAACTTAATAATTTACATTAAAATTGTTAAAAATAACCAATACTGTTTTGCATATTTTTTTATTTTTTTTAATTATTTTAATTGCTGTTTTGCAAAAAATATGCAAATTCTGTTATTTTATTACATAAAAGTGCACATTTTTTCTGTTTGTAAACAATAATAATATATCAAGCAAAGAAAAGATTGACTTGATATGTTGTAGTGATTGTGTTTTAGGGTTAGTTTTGTAGTTTTTTTATTGTTGTTGTTTTCCTGCTGCATACATTTGTTTTCTTTTTTGCATTTCAAGTAGTGAACTAACAACACCATACATAATATAGTTTGTTTTAGCCATTTGATCAAGTTGAGATTTTCTTGAACCTTCATCCATTTGACTAAGCTGCTGAACATATTGTTGTGCTTCTTGCATTAGAGCTTGTTGATTTAGTTTTTCGAAAGAACTTTGGTTCATAATTTGTTCTTGTTTTGCTTTTTGCTCTAATGATGTTTGAAGTTCTTGTTGGTAATTTTGCATTTCAAGTTGTTGTTTAACCTGTAATTTTTGCTCTTCCATTACTCTTTGTTTTTCAGAGTGAGCATCCATATTAAATATCTCCATAAGAGTACCATTACTAATAACACCACCTCCTTGTGCTGCAAGTTGAACAATAGTAGCTTTTTCTTGTAAATCATCAATAATTTTAAATGGCATAAGAGATACATTGATTTTTGGTTTTTCTATAACATGCGACACTTTAGATATAATAAAATCTATAATATTATCTAAATCATATTTTATTTTAGATAATTGGTTTTCTAATAGTCTTAAAGATGGACCTTGTGAAGTATAACTTAAACCACCTTTAATAAATTCAATAGGAACTCCTAGTGCTGATGCTATATTGATTTCTTTTTGTTGTAGTTCACCATCAAGATTTAACATTTTACCATCCCCCAGTATTTGTTCTGTTCCAACAGGGAAAGGTGTTACTTGCACTCCAGACGGGTCTAATTTCCATTTGTCTATAATGTTTGTAAGTTTTGAAGCTAACGACGAACCACTCATAAAATTAAACATTTCTCCCGAAGCATCTCCAGGATATATTAACCTTAATGGAACTAAATAATCCATAGCTATTTTTTCGTTTGCTTTATTATATATTAAGTATGTTAAAACAGACGGGATTGCTGCTACTAACTTAGGAATACCCCAAGCTGAACTAATTCCAGCAATGTTGTTTTTTTTAGCATGATATATTTGATTTTTTGCAAACTTAAATTTTTTGTTATCCAGTATTGTTTCTATCATCTCCATAGGTGTTGTGCTTAAAAAAAATTTATTATTCTTCTTAATACCAGCACTTATATTACTATCCGGTGTATAATAATAATTATATGTATTACTAACAGGGTTATACTCTATTTCCATATTGTGTGGATTCCATATAACTACATTCATATCTTTGGTTTCTTTTGTGGTTTTATCTATAACTATATGTTCTTGAGTCGACTTACATTTATCACACATGCAAACGAACTTAACTCTACTTTCTTTTGTTTTCTTTTGTTTTAATTTTGATGTTAAATCAAAATCATTTTTTTCTTTCTCGTTATCTATTGTATCTTCTTTACTTTCTTTTTTTATGCTAGCTTTAAGATTTGAAGCATTAGATATATCAGAAATTCTACCACAAACCTTGCATTTTACAAGTCTTACAAATGGAATATATAGTGATATAAAACAATTTCCATATGTTTCTATGTTGTTTGATATATCTAGCAATGTTTCTTTTAATCTCAAATCTTTTTCTATTATATTTCTCCATGAATTCATTATATTTGAATCAGTTTCATTAAAATCGCCACCTGTATCATATTTAAAATTTGTAACTGGTGTTTCTGAAATTTTTTTTACCCCAGCTGCTGCTACAGGCACATTAGTAATTATAAATTCTGACCAATTAAAAATATCTTTTATATTAGTTGGTATATACGAACTAAAGCTAGATAAAATTGGGTTTTTCTTAAACATACTTCTTAAATCTAAGTCATTATTAGTAAACATTCACTTTCCTTTCTTATGTATTTATTTTTTTAATAAATTGTTATTCTTTTGCCTTGTCCTTTAGCTAAAAATAATTCTTTAACTATACTTACTTCTAATTTACCATCTTTTGTGTTATAAGATGATCTACAAACCATATCAGAAGCTACTGGTATAGTTGAATAAGGTGTTCTATCATCACCCGTAAAAGATTTAACAACAACTTTACCAAAATCTCCAATCTTAACATTTCTAGTTTTATTTACAACAATATCATTATTGTTTTTATCCTTAAAAGTATATTTCTTTATTTCATCTAACACAGGAATAACGAATTTGCTACCATCTTTTTCGTACCCTATACTATTTATTTTTTCTGGTATTATTTTATCTTTATAATTTGATACATTTTTACTAATACATTCTGATGTCTTACATACAGACAAAATATCATTGCCGTCATCATCTATTAAAGATTTCATTCCGCCCATTACAACATCTATTTTTATTAATACATTAACAGGTGTTCTTATTTCATCACCTGTTTCTTCATCAGTAGAAATCCTGTCTGCAAATGCTTCTATATCCACAGTCCCGATATACACACCAGGAATCCCGTTTTCATCACCATTGTAATTTTCTTCGTCATAAGAGTTATTTGAAGAAAATATATTTTCTGCATCTATATCAATCGGCTCACATGAGTCCCTTAAAATACAGCTGATATCACTAGCGTCACCACCTCCAGAAGATGGGTTTTGTATTTCATCTGGAGTGTAATGTATTACTTCACTTACCCCAAACGATGGCTCACTCATATTTACACCATTAAATGCTGTATATGGTTGTATAGGTTCAAAATCAGGATATAAATTAGGATATTTTATTCTATCTTCTCTTAGTTTCTTTATTGCTTCTTCTATTTTTTTTATCCTGTCTAGTTCATCTAACAAAGCATCTATTATATTTTTAGTTTCTTGTGTTAGGTCATTGTAATTTATTGTTATTTTATTCCCATCTTCATCAAATGTTGTGTTGTATAAAGCTTCTAATAGTTCTAATAATAAAAAATTACCTAAACTAAAGCACAATTTCTTAAACGATATACTTAAAGAAGTTTTATTTATAAAAAAGGAATTATTACCCCATTTTATTTTCGTTCTACCATCAACTTCTTCTTGTGCAAATTTAATATCTGTATTAGAATATAAAGTAACATCACTATCATTCACACTACAAAGCAACATTGAGTCGCCTTGATAAGAAAATTGTTTCTTTTTGTTGTTTAATTTTTTAAAACTATCAACGGACATTTCAGTTTCGCATTCTGGCGCTATGTAAATATCTTTATCACTTATAAATTTGTTATCTTTACAAGAAAAATTAGGATTATAATATATACCTGTATCTTCATCAGTACAACACTTTATATCTTTTAACTCTTCTGGTAGTTTAGGTATTTCCATACATTTGTCTTCGTTGTCTTTGTTATCCGAACATTCTTCACTCATCTCACAACAATATATATTAATTGGACATACTGATTTATTGTTGGACCCCTGGTTACTATTATTTTTTGTATTAGCATTAGGACAAACATTTTCTTCATTTATTTTTATATTATAAGGTATTTTACTCATTGAGTTACTTATTTTTTTCATAATACACATTCTGTAATAATCCTCTTTTTTATAAGAAAAGCCATCATACAAAATATATTCTCTTTTGTCTTTTTCAGACAATTCGGAAACTTTAGTTTCTATACAATCTGATGTAATTGTAGGAATATCAAATGGCAATACTAATGTTTGATTTAGTGCCGGTATTTTTTTAACTATCTTGTTGTGTATTGGTTTCACTATATAAGCATGACCAACATTAGACATTTTTTCTATATAAAAATAAGGTTGCTGTATATTCATACTATTCAAACTTGAATCTTTGTTATACACAGGGTTAACAAAAATTATATTCTTATTAACAAACGAGTGTGTCAATATATTTTCAGCATATATTTGCATAGTTCTACTTATTCTATTATATACAGGATTAACAAAACTAAATATGGTAGGTGTAAAACTGTCAACAATAACAACTGGTGGAACAATAAAAAACGTATTACTCACAACTTTTATATTAGAAACTTTTCCATCAAAACCTATTATTGCGTTTATTTTATCTGCATCTAAATACGTTAAATTATATATTAAATCCATTATATCAGAAAAAGTTTGTCCGAAACTATTTGCTGAAAAGTCCAAATTTATATCATATATTGAAGCTACATTTATTAAAATTGCTTTTTTTTCGTAATCATATTCTGAAAAATAATAGTTTTCATTGTCTACCAACGAAAATTCATCAAACCCACCTTTGTTTTTAACAAAAGTTAATAATTCAGAATTATTTACATATGAATAATATGATTCCCTATTTGTTAAACAAAAAAAAGCCTCCCCATTGACAATCATGTCTTTTTTTAAATATTCAATAGGGCATAATTCAGATAGAAAAATATTAAAATCATTGAAATTTTTTATATTTATTGATTTGGTATTTATTTTAGAATTTATGAGCTTTACCAACGTATTGTTATTTATTATTTTTTTTGAAGACACAGAATAGTTGTTAACAGAAATACTATCAAAAGTCCCATCTATTTTTACATAGTTACTTAATTTATTTTTAAAAGCCTTGTAATTTATTGGTGAATTTAATCTCATATTTATAATATTGAGTCTATCAATATCTTTTTGTTGCTTAAAATTATTTTCACAATATTTTACAGGCAATATTGTATTTTCTGTTTTTATATCATCACTAGTTACATTTAGTGTTCCAATATAAATATTATTAGACTTAATATTATTTAATTTAAAATTGACAACGGATATATTATAAGAGCTATTTCTAAAAAAGAACATATCACTTATGTTTGAAAAATTAACAATAGAATTACTATCCATATTGTAATTAGATATTAAAACATTTGAGAAAAAAACTTCGTCTCCTTTAGCAATACATTTTTCACTTATCTCTTCGTAATTAATCATATTTGTATTATTAAAATAGTAACTCCCAACAGTTTCTTTAAATTCATATAAAATTGTTAAGAACCCATTTTCTTTCATATAATCACTTATTTCAAATACTTTCAATATATTACTGTTTTTGGTATTATTTTTTATATGCTCAACAAAAATATTAGTATCTGAAATAATTGTTATAAATTCGCTATTAATGTAAAATTTAGAACTTATACCATTTGTGTTTACATTAAAATTTTCACTTATATTTTTATCCGTTAAATTACGTTTAATTTTAAATAAATTTGTTTCTAATATATCACAAGGTAACGTTAAATTATAGGAACTTATCGTATTAAGTAGGTATGGAGGTTCAATCATGCTAATTCCTTGTTTTTAGCATAATTATAACATAAAAAAAAGAAAAAAAGGAGATTACGCTTAAAGCGCTTCCCCATTATCTGTTGTAGTTTTCCCTAATAATGCATTAGCAAACTTATCTATTACTACTTTAACATCTACATCATCAGCTTTTAATGTGTTAGCATCAGTGTAAGCTTTTGCATCATTTAAAGCCTTTTCAACAGCCGCAACTCTATCAGAGATTTCTTTTGATAAACCTGTAGAAGTTTCTTCAACTTTAGTTTTTAAACCTTTAACAAGGTTACCATTATCATCTGTAGAATCATTTAAAACTGATTCAACAGAAGCAGTTCTATCTTTTAATTTAGAAATTTCTTCATTTGAAGCTAAATCTAAACTTTCAATTTTATCATCAGCATATTTTTTTGCTTCATCAATAGCTGTTTGTTTTGCTTGCTCAATAGAAACATTTGTTCTGTTTGACTCATCAGCAATTTGTTTTGCAATTGACCCCTCAACTGTAGCATCACCAGTTAAAGTATCGATTTCACTTTGTAAATTTTCAACGCTTGTTTTAGTTTCAGCAATTTTTTCATCAATTTTTTTATCTAAATCAGAAACAGAAACTTTTAAGTTGTCAATTTTTTCTAAAGCATCATCAATTTTAACACCATTAGCATTTAAAGCATCTTGAAGTTTCTTAAAATTAGTGTCTGTACCAGCTTTAATATCTTCAATTCCTTTTGCGTTAGCATTAATTTTGTCAACTAAACCTTGAACAACACCATCTTCATTTGCAAGTAAATCTTTTAAAGATTTAATTTTTTCTGCTAAAGACTCAACACCATTGTCATCCATTTCAGTAATTGCATCAATTTTTTTATTTACTTCATTAAACCTACTTAGAACTTCTTGTTCATCAGCAAAACCTTGTGATTGTACATATTCACGAACATTTGTTCCCATACCTTCAGCTAAAGCTTCTAGTTGTTTTTGTAATTCTTCTGTTGTAACATTTGCCATGTTATATCCTTTTTTTTGTATTTTCGTATAGGACGAAATAAGTATTTTTCGTATAGGACGAAAGCTTATATTCATCTTCAACGATTATCAAATTATAACAAATTAAACTTGTTTTACCTAAAATCCCTAATTACAAAAACTTTATAGAAAATAAGTTATATATATTCAGCTAGAACATTATGTTCTAGCCTTCTATCCATATTTTTAATACATTAGATTTTTTAATTGTATAGTATAATTATTCTTTTTTTTAATTAAAAGAGTTGACTTCTTATTCTTATTTTAGTAAAATGTCTTTCTACATAGAACTTTTTTAAAAAAATATCTTTAACAAGGCCCGTCACAGCCTTCAAATTTAAACACTGTGCCACCTTTCTTGGTGGCTTTGTTAAAGGTATTTTATTGTCTTATAAAGTGTTTAAATTTGTAAATGTGACAATCTACTTTTTTTAACACTTCTATAACTACAATAATATAGATACCACGAAAACAAGTATAAAGGAAATGTTATGATTAACAGACTACAAGGTAAATTTTCGGTAATAGACAATTCTGTCTTAAACAATGTAAATTTAAGTTTAAAGGCTAAGGGTTTATATGCTTTTTTGTGTAGTAAACCTAATGACTGGAATTTTTCATACAATGGACTATCTCATCAATTAAAAGAAGGAGAGAAAGCCATAAGAAGCGCGGTTAAAGAATTAGTTAATGAAAAATTGTTACTAAGAATACCATTAAAAGATGGAAATAATTTTAATGGCTGGGAATGGATAATAAATCCAACAGAAGAAGACTTAGAGAAATATATTGACCCATCTAATTTCAAAAAATCAGAAGTGTTGGTTTCTGGAACTACCCAAAATGGTAACTACCAAGATGGTATTTTCCAGACCAGTAACCAGATAAGTAATACTAAAAACAAAACACTAAAAAGTAATAAAAAAGAAAAAAAAGAACAAAAAAAAGAAAACAAACCTTCTACAACTCCATCTAACGAAGAAAAAGATAAAACAAAAGACTTTATAATCAAAACAATAAAGTTTCTAAAAAAAGAAGACCCTGGTATAGTAAGATACGAAACACAATACATATCAATACTATCAGGTCTTATATCCATGTATTCATTAGAAGAAGTAAAAGAAGTGTTAGGGTATATGTACAAACACAGTTTTTGGAAAGGAAAATTATTTAAACCAACAACTATACAAAATAACTATTCAGCTATTAGACAAGAGTATTTTGAGAATAAGAAGAAAGAAAGTGGTGATACTAGT